GCCAAAGTCCAGGAGTGCCTCCAAGGCCTCAATGAAAGTTGAGGCTCTATGCGGAAGTGTCTAAGGACAGTCTTAGCGATTTAAGTGAACTCCATTACTGGAGGTCAAAGAAACCCACTGTTCTGTCTTAGTCTCCTGTGTTCAGTGCCCTACAGTTGGTATCAAACTTAATAATTCAATTATGAAAAATCAAAATATTAAATTTAATAAGCAACTGTCATCGAGAAGGAGGAAACTCACTCATACGACCTTTCGTGAGAAAGGTTTTTATAAGTGATTTTACTTCCTTGTCTGGCTCCTTGGAATTAATAAAACGAATCTCCTATCCGAATTCGTCGAATTATTTCGGCGAATTCGAACAATGCGTTGTGTTAATGGTTCCACTTTCAGTGTAAAATATCTGAAAGAGGCTTTCCGATTAACTACAAAAACATTGGCAGGAGAGCATCCCCGTAGCTCTTATGAGCCACGGGTAGCGACTCGTCGTGGATTACCTCTGATTATTCCTGGAAGTTTGCGCCTCAAAATTGAGGGTAAAGATCCATGAGTAATTAGGGGTGTCTTGACTATTTTGTCCGTTTATCGGATGCTTCCAGCTAAGCCGGAGTTGAAACTCGAGACTATTACTAGTCCCTTTACGGGTAAGTATACCACTTCCCCGGAAATAGTATCAACTATGGAGATCCTAAGACCTTTTCTCCCAAAGGAGAAAAGTATCAATATCTTAGGAGACAAAAGTCTAATCTCCCCAGCTAGCAGGATTCTTCCGATAACTAGTTCTGGACCAAACGCTAAGATTAGTCTCTGAGGTTATTTAGAGGATGCAATTGCATTCTCTGAACACCCGGAGTTACTCGAAGCTTTTGGAAATGTCAGTAAAATCCTTGGTAAGGATATTTACAAGGCATTACTCTCCGACATTAAGGCCTTAGCTGGTACTTATAAAGGTACCCCTAAGGAGTTATTGAAGGAGGGTCCTCGAACTTTGGGACGGTTAGCTCAGAAGATAGAACCAGCAGGGAAAGTCAGAATCTTTGCAATAGTCGATGGATGGACTCAGTCTATCCTTCGCCCATTGCATGATTTCTTGTTTGATGTTTTACGAAACATCCCTCAAG